ACCTGATAATCAGTGTTAGCAGGGTCAAGCGGAATGTCTGAGTTGTTTTTGTTTTTGATACAAACGATAGTGTTGTTTGTTTTTTCTGAAACAATTTTGTAGGTCATTATAATTCTGCTGATGCTTTGTAGTAAAATTCGCCATTACGAGTTGTTGGAACATAAAAGGCAAACCCTCTTTTGTCCGACCTAGAAATAATAGTAGCGGCTACTCCACCACCATCAGCGTCATAATAACCAGCAGTTAAACTGCCGTTCAAAATTGTCATTGTAGGCGCAGCACGCATTTCTACGGGGAACCAAAAGTTTTGAGTCCAATAAGTGTACAAATTGGTAATAACCATTCTTTGCATATTGCCATCTGTATTTATCATTTGATGGTAATACCGTTGGCATTTAGTAAGCGTTGTAACAATGTTTTCAAATTCAAATGGTGTAGCAATAGAACCAACAGTTAATTGTGTGCCAGTGATCTGCCAAGCATTGCTAGTTGATGAAGCCACATTGGTTTGACCAGCAGCACGATTGGCATTAGTTACTGCACCCCACGCAGTAGGCAATGTTCCAGATGTGTATGTAGAACCAGCACCAAGCCAAAAGTTTATTTCAATACCACTAACATTGCTGTTTGTCATTGTGCCTGTTGTATCAGCAGGGACAAGCATTGACACATACTGCCAAGTGTTTGATACTGCTATTGTGTAAGCCTTTGAAAAAGATCGTGTATTCACAGCATCATAAAATTCAACTACATAAGTTCCTGTTTGAAATGCTCTCACCCAAAAGGAGAGTGTCATTGTTTGCGCTGATGCTGTGCCTTTGCGCAATGCTTGTAGGTTTTGTGCTTCTATCTTTTGAGAAATGAAACAAAAATCACCAGCAGCAGGTGAAGCATCAGCAGTTGTACAAGCCATCTTGAATGAATTAACAAAACCAGATCCTGTTGGTGCTTCAGCAATAGTTGTCTGTGTCCATGTGCCTAGTGAACTGCAATTCATACCCCATCTATCAGCAGTGCTATATGCAGTACCAGTCAAACCTGTAACGGCTGTGCCAACTGCTGAACGCTGGCTAACCTGCATAGCCCCATTAATAAGCAGATTGCCTGAAGAAGAACCAGTGAACAAAACAGCATCAACCTGATCAGCAATAGACTTCATAGCGGTAGCACCATCGGTTACATAATCAGTAGATGAAGGGTAAGGAATCGCGAAGTTAGTAGTTGTGCCAGCCATAAGTTCCTTAAAGAATAGTCCAGATCAGATTGCTCCATGTTACACCAGAAGGAACGTCGCCCCAAGTAAGGGTAGGTGTCACGTTGTTCCAAGGCTGTGAGAATCCCACAGGAGAAAAGTACAAGTCAATGTGATGCGTGGTCGTAGTAATCCTGTGGTCAATGCCTTCAACAAAAAGGTTTTTTTGTACGATAGGTGGCGTTCCGAATTTAAAAGTTTTGACTACGGCAACGAAGTCACCAATGTCTAACGTTGATACAGATGTACGTTCGGTTGGTGTAAGCGCGTGCATATTTATTGATAGCCCTGTGTACCAAAAGTTTGGATCAGCACGAATCAAATAGTCAGCCAATAAAGCAGCATCAGCATCAGAAGCAAGAGGTGAGTTTTGAATGACAATACTTTGAACACCATAGTTTGTTTGCGATTCAACAGAGATCGTTTGTTGATCTGTTGGTGTTGGCTGTACAGGGTTAGGTGCAACAATAACAACGACGTCGTTGATAATGCTGTCTGGGCGGATTGAAGTTGAACGTGCAATCGCCTCAGCCATGTTGGTGCCTATTCATAAATGACCTCAAGCGTTTCATATGGTATCTGTGTAGCATCAAGTGGATCGTCACCAAAAATTATAGAGGGTGATAACTCGGTTGAGTTTGGTGTTCTTTCTTCCCAATAGAAAACACCGTCACGATCTATGTACATTCTTCCCTGCTCCGCAGTAGCGATGAGATCATTGAAATATGCCAGAGGTGTTTGTGTAGTAATTGCAATACTAGAAAGGTTTGCAACACCAGTAGCAATAACAGGTGCAGGAAGTGTTGGGAAACCAACCTCTGGCAAACCCAATATTCTGTCCACTCTTGCACCAGACTTTTCAGCAGGTGGTGTTAGATCGTTGATACTTGTAGTAGTTAAGTTTAGGAAAGCATCAACACATTCAATATAGATCATGTTGTGATTATCCATACTGAACTGCGTGTTGTATTGGATTATTAAACCAACAAATAGGTATTCACCGTTGCGTGAGATACGGACTGCGCGACGTGGTTCAAAGCCGAGCCTTCCACGATCAACATTCCAATACGGACTTGCGCTGTTAGCAACGCTGAACTTGTCTTGACCTAGAAGATCGTCAATGACAATGCTGCAAGTACCTGCACCAAACTGTGCGTCTTGACTATTACGCCCACGCTTTATAGAAACACTTGTCACATACTGTGTTACATCATTGAACGTTGTAGATCCATCTAAGAAGTCTGAGTCCAAAATGCCGAGCGCGTCATCGTCAAGGGTAAAAACATCTTGATAGAAACCAGCATCAAGTTCTACAAGGTATGTACCTATGTCGTTTAGCCCACCCACTTACGCCACCTGAATATCTATTGCACCCGAACGTCTATTGAATTTGCGTAGTTCCGCAACAAGCAAGTCAGGCAATGTATTGTCCGCGATCTTGCTATTGATAGTGATGTTGTATGTATCGCCACCACTATTCAATCTGTCTAGTGGAATGATTGCTTCACTTCCTGCTTCACCAATCATTGCGACAGTTGGTTTGTTCACGATTCCACCATCAGCCATGAATGGCATTCCTGCAAAGAGATTGCTGAAATCAATACCTGAGAAGTCAATGTTTGAAAAGTCAATGTTTGAGAAGTCAATGCTTGGCAAACCACCGTTAGAGAAGTTGTAATCACTTCCACCACCAGACACGGGTGCAGTAATACCAGTGGCTATTTGTGCATCACGTTCTTGCTTTGTTGTCGTTCCTTTCGCAGCAATAGCAAGATCCTTCTTGGCTTGTTCCAATTCCCTGACAGCATCTTTCTGTCTGTCATAAGCCTCAGTCAAAAGATCAACAGCGTCACGTTCCGCTTTCTGCGCATCAGTCAATTCTTTCTGCGCGTCTTTGTATTTCTGCGAATCAGTAGCAGCACCATTCACAACGTCATTAAGTTCATTCTGTAAATCAATAACTTCTTGCTGTGCATCACTTAATGCAATCTGCGCATCTTCTTGATCCAGAATTGCGGTGGTCAAGTTTTCTTCCGCATCGCGTATTGCCTCAGGTGTTGCTAATGCTCTCGCGTCATTTACTTTTTCTGTTGCATTGGCTTGCAGATCTAAAGCATCTTCAAGTTGTTTCTCTGCCCTAGTGATAGATGATGTGCGCATTGACTTACGCGCCAGAGCAACAGCCTGCTGTGCGTCGGCAACCTTCTGTGTAGCGGAAGCCAATTCACCTTCTGCTTCGGAAACAACCTTGCCAGACTTTAAGTCATTCAATACCTTCTGTGCGTCAGCAACGTTACGCGTAGCATCACGCAAAGATAAAGTTGCCCGTACAGCAGAACGATTAGCATCGGCAAGATCGCGTGTAGCAACAGCAGCCTCTTTGCTTCCTGCGCCATATCCTTTACTGATCTTGTTGAACTTCTCCTGTGCAACACGAACATCGTCAGTTGCGTTAGCGAGCGACAGTTGCGCGCCTTCAACATCTTTGACTGCTTGCTTGTATTGCTTTGTTTCTTGACCAAACAACTTCAACGCTGATGTGTATTTGTCTAAGGCTTTCTTCGCTTTTTCCGTAGCGGTTTCTTTACCCTTACCGTCAGTAGGTATCGTGGGTGTCTTAGGGGTCTTGGGTGTTTTCTTCTTGCCATCATTGAAGCCTTCAAACTTTCGGAAGTCAGCAGCACTAGCAACTTTCGCTAATCCCTTAACTGCTTTGTCCGTACCAATTTGTAGTTCACCTAGCAACGGAATATCACCAAGCAAAGGCAATGAGTTGAATGCTTTGATTAAAACGTTGATTCCACGAACAATTGGATTAACAACATTGTCAAAGAAGAAGTTGCCAACTGTTTTGAAAACATCAAACAAGGTTCTGCCAACGCTACTAATTAAGTCCCGAAAACTTTTGAACCTTAAAGCCAACGCGACAATAGCAACAACAACTAAACCTACAAGTGCAGGGATACCAAACAACGCAGCATTGACAGCAATCGCAGTTCCAGTTGCAGCAGTACCAAAAGCAGCCATAGCGATAGTAGCAATAGTTTGTGTCGCTGTGTAGATCCCTGTCGCAACATTCAAAGCAATCACAGCAGCAACTACTCCATAGACAAGATCACCCCAACCATTCATTTTGCCGAGTGCTTCTAAACCTTGTTCACCTAGATATTTGAATCCTGCACCGATTCCTTCTTCACCGACAATCTTTGCGAACTCTTGCAACTTTGGCACAACAACGTTCGTGACATACGTGGCAAACTTTTCTACGAATGGTAGCAATATCTCACCAAGATCCTCAGCGACGTTACCGACAGCAACCTGCATCAAATCAAACGCTGTTGCTGATGCTCGCGCTGTGCCACCAACCTGTGACTCAACTTCCGCGAGAATAAGTTTCTGTGCGTCAAGAATGTTTCCTGAATCAACAAGCGTCTTGATCTGTTTCTTTTGTGCGTCACTGAAGTTCACACCAGCCTTTGCCAAGGCTGAAACACCCTTAGTTGGGTTTGCTAATGCTTTACCTAACATCTTCGCTGCTGCGTCTGTACTGCCGAATACGTTGCCAAGATCCAATGCAGCCATTGAAGCGCGCGTGAAGATGTCGTTGCCTTTGCCAGCCTGATCTTGCACTTGCTTGAACGTCAGCAGCAAGTTCATTGATGACTGGATAAGTTCATCATCAACACCAGTTTGCATAGAAAGTTTCTCTGACAGATCTGCTACTTGCTTCGCAGTCAAACCTGCTGCACCACCAGTTGCCGTAATGATTGCCTGAGTTTGTTTCATTACCTTCTGTGACTCATAAGCAGCCTGAACTAACTTGCCACCGATAACACCAACAACACCAGCACCAATAGCACCGAACTTAGCGAACTGTGCAATACCTTTATTGACCGCAGCATTGCTATTGAGCAAACCGAACGCCATCTTGTTGCCAGCACCTTCAAGTCGCTTGAAGTCCTTGATTGCTTTTGATACACCACGCCCATCAAACGACGCAATAATTGGAACACTAATAGCCATTAGAAACCTTTTCCGAATTGACCGAGGACGTTACGCAATTGATTCTTTGCACGTGCGCTTTGTGCTGCTCGCGTCTGTGTATCAGTAGCGATCTCCGCGCTGTATCGCGATTCAATTTTGTCCAGTATTTTCATAACGTCTTTGATAACTTTCGGCATCGCTTTGATAACTGTTGGGAACATTACACGACTGTTTGGTTGCCCACGTTTTGTTTTGTTCAAGTTGGTAATAAATGATGCAGCATTGGCTGTTTGTGTTTGTTGAGCAAGGTCATAAATAGATGCAGCAGCATCGGTTTGTTTGATACGCAGGATCGTATAGGTACCATCTGATCTACGTCTGGTTGAGCCAGTGTCAGCCTTGACACCACGCTTGACCTTCGCATACTGGTATCTAGGAAATGATGCGCCAGCAGAGTCAGGTGACTTCCTGCCACGTTGCGTTCTTCCGTACTTAGTCCAATTCACTCCGCGCTTAGAATTCCAAGGCTGTTTCGGAAACTCACCTTGAACAGCAACAACAATCGGCTTGGCGGAATCAATCAACTCTTTGCGGATCTCTTTGAATACATCACGCTCAAAGCGTTGCAGATATTGAATTGTTGATTGAACACCATGCACTGCGGTTATTTGAGCCATGCAGTTATGTTACAGCAACTTGTCTAACTCAGAAAGAGTAGCAACGTTTGACGTTGGTTTCCGTTTGCGTAAGTTTGGATTGTTCTTCCAATTCAGATACGCGAACATTGCGTCAAGATGATCATCAGGTTCTGCCAGCAACACCGAAACAGGTATGCCTGTTTCAACCGCGAGATACGCAATCAGGAAGTGGGCTGACTCATCTCCAAAGGGAGATCACCATCATCGGTTTCTGTAATCTTTATTTCCTCAATCAATCCAATCCAATCAGGATCAAACTGTTGCGTTGTTTCTCTGCGTCGTTTCTCAGAATGCCAAGCAAGCCACGCAAGATCAGTCAGGCGTAGTTCTTCTTCAAACTTGGTAACGCTTCGTGACCAGACACGTTCAAACGCTACGAAGTCAGCAAACACCGCTTCAAGGTTCTTTTCTGTTCCGTCGTTATATACGACAGTCATTGCAATTTTCATTTTGTTTTCCTTCTCGTGAAGTTGTTAGATCAGGTTGTGGTCTTTACGATTGTTCCGCCAGTGAACGTCAATGTGGTCATTGCCAATTCACCAACAGCACCAGCAATTGGTGTGTGCGAAGCAAGGAACGCACCAGTGATCGTGTATAAAGGATTGGTCGCTGATGTTGCAGCAGAAGTGTTCTTCAACGCAAGTGTGGTTGTAGTACCAACCAAAGGATAAATAGTGGCTTCAACGTTTGATGCTGCAAGATCCTGCATCAAAGCAATCTCAACAGACAGGTTTTGTAAACCACCAGTGAACGTGTGACCAGTTGAACCGAAAGCGGTGGTCTCAACACTGTCAATTTCATAATTCAATGTCACGCTGTTCGCGTGGTCGCTCAATGCAATTGAGTTGATTGTTACTGACGCGTCTGTGAGAACTAACTTTGCCATGATCTACTTGTCCTTTGATTCTGTGTTTTCTGAGGTCTGTTTTGCGCTGACAATTGCGATGTGTCCGCCATCAATCAACGCTTGTATGTTAGCACCATTCAATGCGTCGTCGTCAATAGTCTGACCTTGTTTTCCAATCGTTAAACGATCTGAAATAATCTTGTATGAAGTCATTTGTTTTCCTATGCGTGAACTGTAAGTGATAGTTGTATTTCCAAGAACTCTGCGCCACCCTCGCCAAGACTTGAAATGTCTGCACCTGATGGTACTACTAATGTTTGACAAACTCCACCAAGTGTCTTATCTGATTCAAGACAAGCGCGAATTGACTTGGTGCCTGAGTATGACAGGAAGTCATCAAGCAAAGCGAAGGCTGTGCGATCTGTGTAGCGACCTACAACAACGTGAATGATGAATGTCATAACAACGTCACCGCCACCGAACGCGCGGTGATATTCAACTTGTGTCAATTCAGGATAAGCAAACGGTGGTGTGTTCATCTGTTCCGTTTGGTATGAGAACGCACGAAGTCCTGTGATGGTTGCCAGACGTGTCTTGATTCCTTCAGCAACTTGCGAAACTGTCGCAGGCATTAAGCGACAACGTTCTGTCTGTATGGCATTAGATAGTCGCGCACGTCAGGATCAATTGCGCGAACGGTGATTGCCATGTCTGCGAAACCAACAACACCTAATGCTGAGTTGTAACGCGCGAAGCCTCGCATAGCGAGCAGCACACACGCCTCACGAATGTCATCTGGCACAGATGGATAACCAAACGTGCCAGTCAATTCAACCGATGGTCTTTGTGGATCGTTGAACAACGGAAAAGTTTTTGAACCAATCGCTACGATCTTTCGGTACGGAACACCAGTCAAAGAAGTATCAGTTGGGTTCAACATATAGTCTGATGCAGACCACGTTGTTGAGAATGTTTGATTGCCTAGATCATCTGTCTTGATTACTAACCCAGTTGTGTTAGCAAGATCTGGAATTGCACAATAGTAGTCATACCTTGTAAAGACTTTGATTGTTTTCAATGTTTGATAGAAGAACGCACCGCAGTATCCATCAATGCGTCGTGACGCACCTTCAATTGAGTTTTCTAGCAGTGTGTCGTCAGTTGAATCGGTAACACGCAATGCTGCTTTGATCTCTGCAAGTGTGCAGTAACCATTAGTGATTGCCATTGTGTTTTATCCTTTGCGCTTAGTTACGCGTGGCGTGACTGCCCGTTCTGCTTCTGGTTCAATAGATGCTGATTCTGTTTCAGAATACTTTTCGGCATACTTGTGAACATAGCCAAGTTCGGCAAGTGCGTCATCAACTTGTTTGACGCGATCTTTTTTCCCACGTCGCGCATATCCAGCGCGTTCAACTAGAAGTGACTCAATATACTTTGACATTTTTTCTCGTTCCACATTGGTTTGGTAGTCCCCACACTACCAGCCAAATGTTTCTAGTTCGTTAGAACGTTGGTGTGATGAGACCAGTACCGTTGATCTGCGCCCAAGCGTTCGGGTAACGGTTGGCAGTGAACGCACTGTATCCGTACACGATCATTGTGACGTCAAGTTCAGCAGCCTTTGGTTGCTCAAAGCGGAGCATCATTGGTTCGCCAGAACCTTGTTCCCACAAATGCAACTCTTGCGTGTTACCAATGTAGATGGTGTCCTGATCTGTACCAGCACCTTGAACAACGCTCACGGTTGCGTCTGTGTAAACAGGCAATCCCAAGATGCTGTATCCAGAGTTGCCGTACATTGGTGCGCCACTTCCGTAGGCGTATGCAGGCTGACCTGAACTTGTTGGTGATGGCACTGCAAGTGGTCGTGACTGACCATCAACAGCAGCCAAGATCATTCCAAGACGACGTGGGTGCATGATGATTACGTTCGGTCCAGCAAAGAAAGTTGTTTGAACTTTCTGGATTGCATCAACAATTTTTGGATACATCTCAGCAACGGTTGGTGAAGCATCGGTGTAAGTAACTGTCTGTCCTGCTGACGCAAGAAGTTCAGCAACAACAGCAGTGTTCAAGACTGTGTGGTATGAGGACACAAGGTCTGCCATAACAAGTGAGTCAATGTTTGTGCCACGCTCTAATGCCTGACGCGAAACGTTCTGCTGACCTGCGAAAGTCTTAACTGTGAGGTCAAGTTTCGTGTCGTCCATGTTTGTTTCTTGAACGGCAGCACCTTCGGTCTGCAATGCAGTTGCGGAACCAGTAGTCACCTTGCTGATGCTCAGTGTCAAACCTTCGTTTGGAAGTTGATGCTTGCGCGCAAGATCAGCGGTCACACGACCAGCACGAGCGAACGGTGCAGCCAAGTCAGTAAGGAACTGAGGAACAACCAAGCCAGCGAATGCTGCTGATGTTACGTCACGACGTTCAACTTGTTCTTCTGCCATGTGGCGAGCAAGACGCTGTGAAGCCATGTAGTCATTGTTGAACTGTGCAGCGTAAGCGTCACGAATGAATGATGTGTCTGCCTGTGGCGCGTATGTGCGTGGCTCTGACTTGACAACAGTGGTGCTGAACTCAACGCCAATCTCTTTGCGAATCTCTTTGGATTCAATAGCGCGCTTTTCTAATTCAACGTGCTGTTCAATCTGTCCGTCAAGTGCGCGTACTTCATCAAGAACAGATGCAATCTTTGCATCTTCATCTTGGGATAGTTCACGCTTCTCGTCTTGTGCGATAACGGTGATCTGTTCTGCTTGTGCAAGGAGCGCGTTGCGCTTCTCTGCGAGGGTGTCTGAATATGACATTAGGTTTTCCTTTGTGGGTTTATTGGTTTGTGTTTTCCAAAGTGACCTACGAAGTGAA